GCCAACACCAGAAGCGACTAGGATATTCTTAATCATGCTACCAGCACCACGCAACGCTAACGGAACAGTAGCACCTAATACGCCGCCGATAGTGCCTGATGTAGCCCCTGCTGTACCTACATCTTGTTCAGCCGTACCAACACCACTAACAGCACCTGTAGCAGCACCAGTCAAGCCACCTCTAGCAGCCTGACCACCTAATGTAGTGCCTGTAATAGCCTCTTTAACAGGGATAGAAGCACGTTCTAGCAGTTTCATGCTCCCAAAAGGCAAAGCCATACTACCCGTAAACTCGGTAACTCCACCTAGTATCGGATAATCTTGTCTAAATGATGCTTGCTGCTGTCTCAGTCTGTTTCTGATGTTTTCGTAGTCAGCACCACTAATCCGACCACTACGAAATGCAGCCTCTAGCTCATCAGCAAAGCCTAGCGTTAAGCCTTGTGCAGCAGCCCTAGCAGTCTCAGCAGACCCGATATATGGGGTCTTTGGCATCATTACCGATGGTTGTTCAGGTAAATCAGCTATAGCGTCTTGTTCCCAAGGTGTCATTGCCGTTTTCCTTTAACTCGACGTACACCATTCACATCGATGTAAGTAACGCCATTAGGAATCTTTGCATAATCCGATGGCGTAATAACAACAGGCTCAAACTTTGGCACATCTAGTTTAACTTCAGGCTCACCAGCACCAGCGTTCTTACGACGTTCTGAGATACGAGCGTTATAGTCATTAACCCGTCTAGCGTTAATGTCTCGCAAACGCAAAATAGCCTTCGCAGCATCTGCTTTAGATTCTGCGCTACTCAATTCCTTACCTGCTCGAACCGCATCGCCTTCTGTCTGAGTACCCTTGTTTTGACGTAATGACTCGTTGATATATTCTGTCTTCCAACGATCAAAGTCGTTACGATTAACAACGTCAGGATCGTCAGAACCAACCGCACTTAATGCTGCAATTCGTGCCTTTTCTTTCAATCCAAACTTGATATTTCCGGTCAAAATACTATTAACGTACTTATTCGCATCTGTTGCCAAATTAGACGCAGACCGACCCAAGTCGAAATCTTCTTCTTCTGACTTTTGCAATAGGGAAGGCAATGGCTTACCTTTAGGCACATAATCAACTGGCCTACCTGTCTGAGCATCAACAACAGGTAATCCCGGCCTCTTGGGTAGGAATACCAATCTTCCGTTAGAGTCTACTGTAGGCTCACCTGCGTACATGGACTTTTCTTCACCAGATGGCTTACGAGCCAATACTTTCCATGTTTGTGTCGCAGTATCATATTGACGAGTTGTACCGTCATTGAAATCTCTTACTTCAGGAGCTTTAGCACCAGTACCCTCAACAGGTTTAATCTCTCCTGACGCTGTTTGTTGGTAAATAACACCTGATGGCAATCCAAATTGTTCAGCCTCTTGAGCAGTTAAAATCTTTCCTTGTGCCTTTGGTGCTGTGCCTGTTACTAACTCAACTTCACCAGTAGCCTTACGCTGATAAACACCACCAGCAGGCAGGCCAAGAGCAGCAGCTTGCTCAGGAGTAAGAATCTCAGCTTTTGGCCTTTGTATGCCAGAAAATAAAACCTGACCTTGTGGGCTAATAACCGTCTGCCCCTCACTAACCGTAATAGGCTTAGTTCTAGCCTGTTCACGTTCTGCAACCAAACGGAAAGCACCAGCAGGATTAGTATCAAATTCATCAGCCAAGTCTGGGTACTTCTGCTTCATCGCCTGAATGCCAGCTACCTGACGCTGCTGTAACGCTAGTTGCTGCTGACTAATGATGTTCTTTAGGCCAGATTCATAGGTCTGACCAGCACCAGCAAAGCCAGCACCTAAAGCCGTTAGGACGTTCTGTAGCGGAGACCGACGATAGCCCTGTGGACTCATGCCTTGAGCCAATGCACCAACAGCACCTAACAATCCACCTAGATTAGCTCGTTTTTGTAACGATGCTGATTGATCCGCACCTAATAGACCTTCATAGCCTACTGGCGCACCACCAAAGATATTCGGGATGTAGTCTTCAATCGCCATACGTCACCCTAATAGGTTAATTTGTGGCATACCCATCGCGTACTGTGGAGGCGGTTCTTGTGATGGATTACCTCTTAGTAGTCCCGGAGCAGGTGGAGCAGCCATAGGCTCAGGAAACAATACATTTCCTGCTGATTGAAGGGCTTGACCAGCAACCATTGGGTTTTGTTTAGCAAAAGAGCCAAGATTGCTTAAATCGCTCTTTAATGCGTTCATTCCACCTGTAAAGCGTTCTCCCATCGTTACAGGCGCAGTTGTTGAGCCGATAAGCCCTGTACTTGTATTTGTAGAAACAACTCCCGGCATTGTTGGAGTAGCAAATGTTCCGGTTGCAGGAGCAGTTGCCGTAGCCAAAGTAGTGCCACCCATCGTAGGCGTAGCAAATACGCCGCCAACAGGAACCTTAGCGGCAGGTAGAACAGTAGCCGGAGTAACGCCCGTAATAGCCGCTGGAACGCCTCCAGCCGTAGTACCCATAGCCGTAGACGCAGCGTTACCAGCGTTCAAAGCACCACCCATAAACGAACCACCTACGCCACCTAGCACACCACCTAGTAGCGCACCCTGTAGCGGATTACGACGGTTCGTAACAGCCCCAAGCGCAGAGCCGATTAACATTGGAGCAGCAGCAGCACCCATTATTTACCTCCCTGCGGTGTACTCGTGGTAGTAGTCTCCAGAGGCGCACCATAGAATACGTTAGCAGCACGTTGCAGTCTTTGTAACGGAATATCCTGAGCAGCCAACCGACCTTGGATAGCCTGTTGCTCGTAGCCTTCTCTAGCTTGACCAACCTGTAGGAGACGTTGGAGATCAGCATAGTCAGCCGAAGACATTGCAGGAGCATTTCTCGCTGCTTCCACTTGTCTAGCTCTTTCAGCCTCAGCCGATTGATACGCTAGCTGACCACCTTGTTCCGCTAATGCACGAGCAAAGATGTCTTGTGACCTGCCAGCCTGTTGACCCATAGCAGCCGAGCCATAACGACCAGCCGATGAAGCCTGAGACTGTAGATTTTGAATGTCTTGGGTATAACGCTCACCAGCTAGACGGTTAGCCTGTTCTAAAGCCCCACCTAGAAATGGATTAACGCCACGACCTTGAATCGTAGCGAGTTGTTCAGCCTGACCAGCACGAAGTAGCGGAGAACCGCCTATAGCCCGTTCCTGAGCCATCTGTAGGGCTTGCTGAGTAGCCGCTGACGGAGCAACCGCCAAGGTCTCAGGCGCACTCGGCATAGCCTTGTATAGCCTCTGAGCCTCACCTAGAGAGTAGGTAATATAAGGCTTAAACTCCGGGCCTATCTCCGTCTTACTTTCTTGTCTGCCGCCACCACCGCCCATATCACACCTCGCTTATCCATTTCCGAGGCTTGAATCCGTAGGCCTTAGCTCTACGCTCCCACCCCGGTCTATGACTCGTGAAAGTTAGGTATTTGTTACCACTTTCCCTTGCCATATTTTTGATGAATTGTAAACCTTTTTGCACCATCTGATAATCATTTTCTAACGTCCAAGCACACCAAACATGGAGTTCTTCCCCTAATGGCTGCAGTACAAAGAACGATTTGAAATGGTTATCCTCTAGTCCAACCCATAACCCTGACTTCTGATTCCAGCAGTCCGTGTATACATCCTCCACGATCCAACTCTCAGAACTCACCGCTTTAATCTTCTCTAATCCAGCCTTGACGCTAGGCCACCACTTCCTTAGTTGGTCAGGCTCGATATATTTGAATTCCGTCATCCGACAATAATGTATCCGTAAGTTTTGTCAGCAGTAGCGTTAGCCCAATGACTAATCGTTGCTGATCCTTGTTGTTGTGTAGAAACGTATAAGTTCGTTGTAGCCGATGGTGCAAGGTAAGACAACGTAATGATAGTCGATGGCGTTGCTGGTCTAGTCGGACTCGTATCAGTCGGGTACTGTTCCAAAGAAACGCCAGTATCACTAACCCGCCACATTACCTGAACATAGTCATTAGCGTTCATTTCCAGAACGTAATTCATCGCAGCAATCAGGTGACTAGGATCGCCTGTACTCTTTCTAGCTGGCAAATAAAACTTACTATTAGAACTGGCTACGTCAGTCCCATTCTTACGGAACCAAATATCTACGTCCTGACCATCGTTTGACGTATTCTTAAATTGGAAAGAAAACTGGATGTTGTAAATCCCATAATTCCTGACGTTTAGCTTAGAACTATCGGAAATGTAGATTCCATTGGAATAATCTGTCGTATTAAACGTAACTGCATAGGCCGTTGTGGTGTTAGCCGCAGTCTGGTCTGTGGAGTCCTGAAACGCCCCATAGGGAGCCGAATCAGCCTCAGCAGCAGCAGATACCGGAACGAAGAAAATAAGGCTCTCAAAGCCTATACGCTCGTCGTAGAGGGTCGTTGTAACCGCATTACCAGTCGCTAGGGTAATCAGACCTGTGTTGTTGGTCTTTCCGTCCATAATGCCACGAACGACCTCAGCAACAGCCCTCTGATCTCCTCCAAATGGCGGTAATGTACGAAATTGCCTCATCGAGTACCCTGCTTGACTACTTCTACGTCAATTCCTACCGCTGTTTGCCAGTTATCTCCTGTCGGAGTCAGTCTTAGACGATGATATTCACCGTTAGAACGGATAGAAATACGGTTTTCAGCATCAGCAGCTACGTTAGAACCAAATTCAACCTGCTCATTGAGCAAATCTCGGCTAGAAATCGCTACAGAGCCACTTCCACCGTCAACAGTTGGCCTTACTAACGTGACTGTAGACCTTCCTATATCAATATCACCCGTTGTAATGTTTGCTGTCTTAGGCTGACCAGAGAAAGCAATGATCTTAGCCCCTGAAACACCTGCAAAAAGTAGCTGACCACCAGCGAATACCCGTGAATCAAGGGGAATCTCTAAAGCGTCTAGGTTGGAATTGTAGTTATCTACCTGCTCTAACGTCGCTGAAGGTGTTAACACAAAGGAAATAGCATCAGCGGTTGTGTCTGCATATGACCAACGATCTAAGTTCATTGAGTAAACCAGCAAATTCTTACCACCAAAAGAGTTATTAAATTTCCAAATAACTAACTTTCGGATAGGATCAACTGTTGCTGACATTCCTGTAGGTATTTCACCCGGAATAGCGTTATCAAAGAACCATCTATTTACTTTCTCAGCACCGATAGACTTTACGGATTGACCATCACAGGAGTAAAAACCGTCATCCGCTAGGAAATACGTTAGCCCACCGTACTGAGCAATCGAGCCGTTAGAAATACATCCTAAAGACCTTGAGATCGCATCAAACTGAAAGAAAAACGGGGAGCCTGTGTAGCTCATCCGATATATGGCACGTTCTAGGAAGATCAGACCATACTCGCCACCCGCTAAACCTGTAATGTCCCCGCCGTCAGGGATGATCTGCGTATCCGACTGAGAAGCAGCACCGGGAGTCCAGTCTGTCTCATCGTTAATGTCAGACCAGTAAACCTTGTTCGTGTCCGTTCCGTCGTTAGCAGCAACAACGAAATCCCGAACAACCGTGACATATTTAGCCGTAGGAGCAGCAGCAGCTAGATTAGCAAAATAGGTAGATACGCTAATCTCAAAGGCTTGCAATCTATCTTGACCGTTAGCCAGAATCATCTTAGACCCATACTGGGTTACATCCCAACTTTCAACCGTTGAATAACCTGTTGTTGTCGCAGCATCCAAACTAGCATCAGACGAATCAAACTTGTAAACCTGAGTCGCTCCAGCAGCAAATAAAGCCACCTCACCGCCAAATTTACCGCCAAACGTCATAAGCAAATTCTGAGCAGCAGCATCAGAATAATCAGATTCAGACCTTAGTGGCGCATAACCGTTAGCAACAGGATAACAATTTTTAGCGTCAGTAATCGCCCCTGTTACTCCGGGCTGATCTGGTAGCCATTCACCAAAGGCAATTTTTTGCATTATTGAATCCCCAATGCGGCTTTCATCTTTTTATGTATCTATGTTGCTTTAACTCGTTGAAACCTGTTCTTGCTCAATTTGTTCTTCAGCTTCTTGCTCTTGTGCAGCGATTTGTTGCATAGCCTGTTCTAACGCTGCTTGCGCTAATGCAGCCTGTTCCCGCGCTAGTACATCTGCGTTAGACCACGCCTCAATAGCAGCATTAAATTGAGAAATATCAGTAATCTCTATGTTTTCAACAATTCTATTAGTGGTTAGGTTTTTTATTTCAATAACACCATAATCACCATACCATTGAACTGCATGGACATTTTCAGGAATGAATGGCATCTCTACATTGTAGTAGCCAACATTGTCTACAGATATAAATTTATCTGATTGGATAATGGTTAATCTCATAGCCTGTTTCCTAACTGCGGCATAGTTGCTGCCATAAGTAATTGTTGAGAAGAATCATTAGCCTTCACCATTTCATTCCTAAACGACTCAATGGCTGCACCTGTCTGTCGCTGTTGTTGGCTATTTTCTATCGTCAACATTGGCAACCAAGCCATTGAACACGCCCACTCATCTACTTCTGCCCCAGTATTTGGATTTGTGCCGCGCACCTGAATAAACCATGCACAATCAAGTTGCCTGCATGGTCTGAATGAATCAAGAGGACATCCGTTTTTAGGCTCAATTTTCATTAGTCTTTTGTCGCAATAATTACATCAACATACTGAACCGCTAAGTTAATTGCAGTTCCAGTAAACGAGTGGTTGTGTGAAGAACTAGAACCGTTATTTGCAATTGAAACTGAAATACCTGTAGTCTCAGATGAAACGCCGTTATTCTGAGTTCCAGATGTACCACCAAGCGTAACAGATTGAGTAGCTGTTTTTGTAAATGTATTAAATGACGAGTTTACTGCTGGTGCTGTTGTTGACATTATTCGGTGTGCGTGACCAGAATCAGTAACAGTAGCCGTATGTGAGTGCTGTGGCATTTGTGCAGTTGAAAGGGTCGTATCTCCAACCGTACCGCTTACTGCTTGAGACGCAAATGCTGTAGTGAACGCAACACTACCGCCAGATGACGCTGTGCCGCTGACAACTCGTAGTGCTTTGTTGTCGTGTGTCGTTGATTTAGTCCATCCAGTAGGTGCAGATGTTTGAACAAACATCATTGCTGTGCCAGACGGGAACCCACCAGCAGCCGCTGTACTAGTCCATGTTGTTCCGTTTGAAGTGAGTACATTTCCATTTGTTCCGGGAGCAACAAACTGAACAGCAGACGTACCATTACCAAGTAATACGTTATTCGCTGTTAGACTACTTTGCCCAGTACCGCCACTTGAAGGCAACAAAGTCGCTGCTGTTTCTGGAACGATATTTGTTCCATCGGAAAATACTGAACGATCAGCAGGATATGTTACAAATACATCTTTAGTGCCAGATGAAAAGTTAGTCTTAGTAGGCGCACCAGCACTAGATGAAAGTACGGTATCACGCGATAGAGTTGTACCAGACGCTGTATAAGTACCAACGCCGATTTCCCACTCTGAACTACCTTGACCAACTATCGCATAGTAAGTCGTATTGCCATTGCCAACAGCAGAAAACGATTGGAATCCAGTAGCAGCACCAGCAAGCGTAATTGTGCCTGTGCCTGTGGTCGTAGTTGTTTCTTTTACTCGATCAGCTAAAACAAGTGGCATTACACCCTCGCCCAGTTATCAGAACTTCC